AAAAAAGCCCCGACTATATGGTTGGGGCTTGTTCTTTTACTAAATAATTTTAAAATCCTAGCTAATCATTATAATTATCAATTATTTTACAGAATTTTCAACACAACGAGGAGGGGTACACAGGCTTTTTAGGGGGGACCTATCGCGTAAACAACAGCCACACACATTCTAATACTATTTTTAAAAGTTTCCTGTTATTTTTTATAACTATAGTTAAATATAGCTGTTTTGGTGAGTTTTGGGTAGAGACTATCTAATCCCCTTATAATAAATACAAAGAGATTAGTCTCAATTCCCATATAGCTGTTTCGGAGCCTGTTATTATGGTAGGGTAATCTTTTCTGTTACTAGCTCAATTACCTTCGACTTGCTTTTGACTGTGTAACTAATCCCCTTCTAGTAGTCATTTAACTTTACTATATGCTAGAAGTGTCTAACCAACCCATATAGCGCACTAATATTAATACAAATAAATATTCTATGCAATCATTATTAATTGGATGTATATTATTTTAATGGAAATCAAAAAAATAAAAGGTGTGGAACACAGACTTTATGATAGTCACGAAGAGTTTTGCGCCTTTCAAGGTGCTTTGACGCCCAAGGCTGACTGGCGAGAGTCAAATGAAGGTGATTGGGTGTTTACAGATGACCATCATGTAGTGCAAATACTAAAGGTTTACTACATTACAGTCCCCAACTCTAAAGAAAAACGCAAATGTGTGCGCACAGTATGTGGTAGTTTTGTGTGTAAACAGAAAAATGCGCAGATATTAGGCGAAAATGGCGTTGCAGAGAACATTTATACGTTTTCAGGCAACTATGACACGATTAAAAAGATACGTTCAACTAAATTATCCTCTAAAAAGCTATTATTTGCTAAATATGTAGCGGCTGGGGG